TTTAATGCCATCATGAAATTTAACTACATATTTTGCTTTCCCTATATTACTTAAAGTGTAATAATGTTTATTTGTTTTCATTTTATTTTCCTTTCTTTTATTTCTGATCTCATCAGTATTGCAATAAGCAATAGACACCCTATTTCTAGGGTGTTTCGATCTTTAATTTAAATTATTTTTAACTAAGCAAGTTTTATAAGCTCTATTACCTACAATAGATAAATATTTTTTATCTTTTTCTTCGCTTTCATAATTTCTGCCGTCACCATTACATCCGCCATCGGCATAGTTCTTAGTGATAGGAGCAATCCAATTGTTTTTAAGGATCTTCTTGTCCCTAATGAAGTGAAGGATTATATTTTCCATATCTTCGGCGAAGTTCGTTTTAACCTTTATTTCCTTCCTGATAAATCTAAACCGAATACATCCTAACATATAGGATAATTTCGTTGTATATTGTTCGCAATTTGACATAAACATATTGTTCGCCACCGAATATGTTCCTCCATAACTACATCCTTCTTCTTCCATTTTAGATTTCATAGTTTCACATAGTTCCCTGAAAGACTTTATTGGCTTCCGCTCATTATCAACGATATATTCTAAATCGTCGTCTATTTCTATAATGAATTCATCTGCGTCGAAGTGATGTGTGATATAGTTATGTGTCTGACCGATGCCCTTAATATCAATTGGTAATAGATTGATTCCTTCAATACTATTGTATCCTTCATAATCCTTATCATCCTCCCGAATAAAAACATATACATCTCCTCTATCTATTTCCATTTCATCAAGATATTTTAGGGTCTTGGATTGAAAGATCTCTGAGCGTTGATACGATGGGATTACGAACTTCATTATAATCTTATAAAGAAAATATTTCTATATGCTTTGTAAAAAAAAGTAAAAAAAATTTGATTGTTTGCAAGTAAAATATTTATTATACCACAAGGCTGCAAGTGAAAGGGAGCGGAAAACTGAAATTGAAAAAATCGCGGATCTTTTCTGTAAATAAATTTGATTGTAAAGTAAAGGAATAGTAAAGTAAAGTAAAGATGACAGCAATTCCAGAAAAGATGCCCTACACGATTGAAGAAATCCTTGCCTGTAAAGACATTACCCTTGACGATGTCAAGAAAGATTACAAGAACCTATGCGATTTTAAAGCAGATACTAACCCCCGAAAGTTCTGTGGAAATAAAACAATCTATCAATATCAGTTCAGGGAACTTCTAAAATGTCGCCGTGATTCCAAGGGATACAATACTATTGAAGAATGGTTTGAAGATCCTGAACTGAAAGAAAAACTATGGAAGGATAGTGTAAAGAGAAACAGAAGGGATAAAGTTCCTTACCCCTCCCCGACCGATGTGTATGAATGTCATAGGATTAATAATGGAGCAATTGTTCCCTTCAAGGCTTCCACGGCGAAATATCTATACAAGAAATATAATGCGACATCTGTCCTTGATCCTACTATGGGATGGGGAGGCAGGATGTTAGGAGCAACTTCACTTGGGGTTCATTATACGGGATTTGATACGAATATTGACCTTCGCCCTGGTTATGAAAAGATGATTCAAGATTTATCTATGTTCCCCAATAATGTTCCTACTTCACAGGTGAAACTATTCTGGGAGACCTCCTTGAACGAAGAAATCATCAAGACCCTTGATTATGATATGGTTCTTACATCCCCCCCATATGTTAATCTGGAACTATACGAGCATATGACCCCTTGGGATAGTGATGAAGAATTCTATGTAGATTTCCTTATCCCACTTATGAATCTATGTATGAAATATCTAAAACCAGGCGGACATAATTGCTGGAATATGTCCCCGAAGATGTATAAGTTCCTTACACAACAATTACTTTATCCAGAGTGCGATATTCAAGAAGACCTTCGGCAACAACTCGGGAAACAATACAAGACTAAATCACAAGACTATACTTATATCTGGGTAAAATAAATTTGATTGTAAAGTAAAGGAAATTGTAATAGTAAAGCAACGCCTCCATTAGGGAGGCAAGAGGTAGTGCAATAAAAAACTAAAATGTGCTTCGCTGGAAAGTTTCCTGTGAAAACATATAAATACTGGTCGGTCTCTTGTGAAAAGGATATGATTCCTAAAAACAAGTTGAGGACTGATGATGATGTTTCAATTGGAAATTATCATTTCTGGTGTGTAGATAGAAAAACTAACAAGATCGTAGATAATACTCCCCCAACCTTTCCCCCAGATGAAAGAAGAATTAAAGAAGAACCTATCTATTTTCCTTGGTGTGAAGAATGGCAGAAGGAACAGAGAGAATATTGTGAAAATTTTCTTTATACTACATCGAAGAATTGGAAGGGTCGCCTCCTTTCAACAGAAGAAGTAGATGATTGGATGACGGAAATAGTAGAAGATGAAGACTGGCGAGAGAGTAAATGTTTCACTAATTCATATGCTCTATGGAAATCTAATCCAGAAAAATATAATCTTGTCTGTGGATCTTTCGGTTGGTTGCTTGATGAAACTAAAAACAATCTTATAATTGGTCTTGATTACGGATACTAAATTAAACTATGAAATCCTCTTTCATCCACCTGAACCTCAGGAATACCTTCATCTACCGCATCCCCTTCATCCTCACTATAATCTATATTATCATCCTCCATCGCTACTTCTATTTCATCCATTATAATCCGCTGGATAACTAACGCCCATTCAGGTTTATTTTTTTCTTCTAAGTATTTGCCGATCTTGATTAGTTCCTCAATATCCATTTTAAATTATTTGATATTTTTTGTTTAAATGAAATCTAAAAAACACCTTAGTGAAATGAAAAAACACTTAATAGTAAAAGGGTTTGAGAAATTTTTAAAAGTTTCTAATGAAAATAAAATTGTATAGAGCATATTGAAATTATTTCCCTCAACTTACTATTATTAAGTTTTTTTGAGAACTACTATGTTTTTTATTCGAAGAGATCCTTTGACTGATACTTTACATTTTGAAATTCTAATTCTGGATCTTGTGCTTCCTCTGCAATTAATTGGTCTGATTTCTTTTTGCTCTGTAATAACTGACCGACAACATCTAAATTTGCTGGAACTTGTTGGTCTATCCTGAATATAACTGCTGAATCTAAATCGCATCGGGCAGCGGAACCATCTGGCTCGTGGATACTACAACGAATTCTTGTAATGACTCTATCAATTGTATTTGTAAATTCTATCTGCCCCTGAAAACCATTCAGGAAGTCCCCGTAAGGATTTGCTTTATTTGTAATTGCTACAATCGGCATAGTAATACCACTCGTAAGACCTCCTAACACCTGATTTGGTTCGGCAATAATATCTGACCGAATTGTATAATATGGACGAAGGGTTTTTGTAGGAAGTCTTTCAGCAGTTATATTAACTGATTCTACTGGGGAATTAGTTATTGCTGGGGTGATATATCTACCATTCACGCTGAAAGAAGGACCCCCTGGTTGAACTGCGACAGGAAGAACAGGTTGATATTGTGCTTCAGCAGACTGGTTCATCATATATCCTTTCACATCTGCTTCACCTATATTGGCGTTCGTTGTAAGAATATTTACATTATTTAAATCCGCATTTGCTCCGTGTGCTTTTAATCTAACTTGTCTTGAAGAAGTTGTATTTGGATTATGAAACTGATTGTATCTATATCCCATAATTCCAACAAGACTTTCATTCCATAAATTTTCCGGAACAATCCAATCTTCTATGAAAAGACCACTCTGAGCGTCTATAATAGACCAAGGTTCTATTCCTACATTATGACTGATATAAGCATTATCGCTTCCCCCTGTAAATGAAGCAGAAAAATTATCAAGGTAAGGGGAAAGGTCTGGCGTATAATTCCAACGAAGCATTCTTTTATTGATTTTATAACAAGGATCCCCCGCATTAGGATTTGTTGCCACCTGGTCCCCCCCAGGGTTTATAAATCCTGCATCTTTAACATTTCCTACTACTTCTGCTGTGTGTAGATTTCTAATCTGGAATCGCTGTTGGTCTGTATCATAATTAACAATTGGTTCGTCTGCTCCAAGATACATTCCGAACTGATAAGGTTCTAAATTATACAATTTTCCTGCTGTTGCTTGTGCGAAACGATATGTTTTTGTTTCGGTGCCTGATACTCCCGTGTAAAAATTAACCCCTTGCTCATTCATATTTCCATTATATAAAATGATTGCTGCTGTCCCGTATGCCGTGAAATGCCAATCGAATCCGTATTGTCTTCCTCCTGCTCCAAGGACTTCTGTTGGTTCTCCTGATGCTGATGATGCGTTAGTTTGAAAAAAATGGTCTGGAATTTTATTTCCTGTTCTTGTAAATTGAAATCCAATATAATATTTTATTTGTCCTCCTACCTCAATAGTTCTAATTTTCCTTGCGAAACCATATGCTAAATCATCATAATCGGGTTCTAATCCATCATAAAAATAATTAAATCCCCTATCAGTATAACCAACATCATTTTCAGTAAGATCTTCTAATGCGGGATTGTAATCTATAAAGATTGGAAATGAAGTCTGTGAAGCAGATATAGAAGCATTATATAAATCATAACCGAATAAAGGACATTTAGTATTTCTGGTAGTTGTAAAATTCCAGTTCCTTACCGCATCGTTGAGGGCAGGAATTTCATATGAACCATTCCCATTATCATATAAATTCATATGAAGAAATCTTGTTTCGTCTATATTACATTTAATATTGCTCTGGGTATAGTCGAATAATTCTGGATAAGTAGCCTGAGCGTTGAAGAAATCCTTGAACCTTAAAATATTCTCTTTCGTCCATTCAGTATCGGTAATAAGAACAGATTCACCTTTACCCATAGGAGTAAATTGTCCCAATCCTAATCCATTTCTTTCACCTATATAACCATCCAGATAAGAAGTCCCTCCTCCCGCTAATGAACCATTAACTTTTAATCCAGTTGTATATAATTCAGGTCTTTTAATTCCAATATGTTTATAACAAGAAGCATAATGATAAGCGTGATCCACATTCCAAGTTCCGTTTGTTGTTTTCCAAGCATTATAGTCCTCTAATGAAAAATTACTTGCTGTCGCACAATTATAAACTTTATTACAGGGGGTTTCTGTTTTGAATGTAAATTTTTCATTTCGGGTATATGTTCCCGCTGCGTCTGTTGTGGGATAAGCGAAAGTTTCTATATCTGTTCTTTCATTTAATTCTTGGGTTAATTGGTCTGCTAAATCTGCTGGGGAATTATAACCAGGGTTCGCCTTCACCGATATTAAATCTTTTACTTGGATAAAATCACCGAATAGTGCGGGATCTCTCGCACTTTCACAAGTATCAGCATCATAATCGCTATTTGTAGTTGTTGGGGGAAGGAATTCATCTGAGCTACTTGCTGGAATCTGGAATGTAAATAAATTATGGGAGTTCGTTGATTCAATACAGATTGTATTCATCGTAATTTGTGTATCACTATCTATGGATTGTATTGCTGAATAAACAGGTAAATCCAAGAATGCTTTAATTGGGGATTGTGCTATTAATTCCATTCCCACAAGTAAATCTGCTGTCGTGCTCCCGTGTTTAAAAGTTATTACCTGGCTTCCTAATGATGCTTGACCTGTTAGAACTATTTGAGGTGTATTTGGGTTTCCATAAAAAGTTTCTTTTCTTGTAAATAAAGTGAAACGACTTCCATCATTTATTCCATCTATTCTATGTCTGGTGTCAGCGACGCCTACACGATACGCCCAATATTTAATATTAATGTCTGCCGAGCATCTGTTTAAAGGTGGCGGGGGAAGAATAGTCTGACCCTTATCCCCATCAACAGGAGTTCTGTCCCTTGAATGATTTCCAGTCCAGAAATTATCTGTTCCTGAACTATTATATCTACGAGGTAAATGGGAATAAAATTCCCCATTCGCACATTTATAAGGACTGACAACTAAATTGAATGTATCATCTCTAATAGGGACACTCTGCTTGATATTTTCTGCTCTCTGAAGAGTATATTTCTGTGGGAGTTCTTCATTTAATAAAGAATTAGTAAATTTAGTGATTTCTACTTCAACCGAAGCATTAAGATCTTGTCCGTTAATTTGAATCTGTCCTGCTTCTGCTCCTATTTCGCTAATGTAAGAACTATGAACTGATATTTTATCGCCTGGTCTTAAATGAAGACCATCGCCACAGCGGTTCGTCCATTTAGAAGGATTAGAATTATTATTAGCAAGACCTTCGTCGCTTTGGGAACGGGGACACTCTATAAGAGTTGTTTTAGTAAATCCACTCATTTATATTATGAATGTTTATAAAAATTATAGGTTAATGAATTTAAATGTTTAAGCGAACGCCATAGAGAACATTCCGTCCTTCAACTGAGCGACCTTCATAACCTGAAGCCAACAACGGAGGGTAGATGAACCCGACATAGTGGTGCGGGTGTCATAGAGTTCAATTCCACGGGAATTGACACGCTCACCCTTGTTTAGACGATATGCGGTGTAGAAGAACTTCTGGCGAAGTTCATCCTTCGCACTATAATCTTCGAACTGGATTGCTCCCTTCGTATCAGCACTATCAGTTGCTAATTGACCCTCACCCCGATATAAATCACGGGAAATATATGGGACACGACCTTCACTCTGGAAGACATTATGATAATGACGAGCATCATTACTGACATCAATAGGATACAGGAAATTATCATTATATTTAAGATTGTTTCTTACTACTCCCGTAGAAGTCGTGCTGATTGCGGGACCTTCTGCTACATAAACATTCAATAGAGCATCGCTACTCGCCGTATCGGTCTGTGCTCCAACGAAAACCTTATTAACTATACGTCCCGCACCACCGACATTCTGGATAAGACCCGAACTAAATTCAGTAGGACTTACCGTCCGCTTTACGAACTGATAATCAACATAGGTGAATTGCATATTAGAGTTCGCTTGGCGATACTGCTCCATTAGTTCCTGTGGATAAAAAATATAGTCGGAAATCATCTGACAATCGCCACGAGTTAAAGTGCAGTCCTTAGTGAGAGCAGTTCCCGCCGTAGCACATACACGCTCACTTAATACACCAGTCCCACGAGGGGTGAAAGTCAGGTGAATAGAAACTTGCTCCTGAATCATAAAGAGCGGAAGTTGGTTGGTCTTCAAGAAGGGGAAAAGATCCGCTAATGCGATAGAATAAGTTGGTTTATTACTTTCCTTCTGGTAATCTAAAACGACCCTTGAAGGATCACTTGGAATTGTATCCTTATCAATTGGCTTCCAATATTCAGAGGCAGCAGGTTTAAGAGTAGTGCAAGTTCCATTATCAATCTGGATACTCTTAGCCTCTGTAAGACTTTCTGTAATTGAAGCACTATTAGAAGCAGATGCGAAAGAAGCAGAACGCTCTGAAAGGACAGGAGCAATCGCCATCATTCTACCGCTCATTACACCTTCACGCTCCTTGATAGTATCAGGGGGGAGGAAAGTAGTTTCATAAGCAGAAAAATGGGCGTAGTCCTCAATTTCACAGACGGTCTTCGTGCCGATGCGAAGAGCAGCACGCTGAATTAGAGAATGAACTCCTACACCTGCAGGAAAGAAGGCACGACCATTATTGTCTGGGGCAACATCGCCCTCGGTGGAGAACGTGATACGGGAATTGGAGTGAAGGATGCCCTTGTTGTCAAGCACGAATCGTGCCTCCCTTTCCGAAAAAATAACTGGGTCGAGAATATCTGTCTGAACATTAATTGCAGTATCTACTGCTACTGAGCCGATCTTTACGAGGTCTGGGATCTGGGATGGTTGCGGTTGAGAGGGTGGTTCCATATTATATAGATATGAAACATAAAAAAATAAAAGATAAATTTTAAAATATGGATTTTACTTCATCACCTGAATAGAACCTCCACTTGATACGATGGTCTGGCGAGAATGAACGAAAAGGAAAATAGCATTCGGGTGGTCGCTGGTTAATTCAAGATCAATCTGGACGCCGAACGGAACCTGACCGAAATCTAATCCTTGGTTGCTAATGGAATCATAGGCGACGCCGATCCCCCAAGCAGAACCGCCCTTAATAATAGTTTTCGCATCAGCGAAATTAGTTCCATAACCAATTGAGCGGAAAGTTTCGGGACCAACAGAAGTCCTGCTGATTTTAGCGAAGTTCTGAACCGCATTCATATAGTTTCTAACAATCTGGGCGTCAGCATTTTCATTAAGAAATCCTGCCTGTTCTGTTTTCTGTAAAGTGTCAATATTATATTCTAATGGAACACGCTGTCCTGCACGGGTAAAAACTAACTGATTTACCTTCGCACGTGAAGCATCGCTATTACTGAAACCAAGTGTCGCAAGACCATCCCGAGTCCAAGAATTAATATGTGCCGATGGAACAACATTCATAAAAGCACCGAGAACAGACTTCAATCCAAGGTTAAAGTTCAGGACTGCGTTGCGAGAGTTAATCGTGTTGTAATAGGAACTGATAGAATTGTAGGTGAAAGTATTCGTCATCTGCGGTTGGAAATCCGCACCAGGGGTCTGGACTTCACAGATTAGGCGAACATTAGAAAGTTCATAGTAAGCATCAAGGAGAGCAGTATCCGTGTTGTCAGCAGAGAACAGAACGTTCTGGTCTGGACTTAATTGGATCTCGATAAGAAGTCCCCCAACACCCCACTCATTAGAAAGCGGAATAGGGTCTTGTCCTAAAAATAGACCTGATACTAACGGAATACAGAAAGAATTCGGTGAATCACCTGTATTGAAATTGGCTTGGGAGTTCGTGATGACGCCTAATTGCTGTCCCTTGTAGTTCGGGAAACGAAGGGAAGTCTCGTAGGCGTGGCAGGCGAAATCACCCTGAGACTGAGTGACGCTGAGGTATGAAGACATAAATCTATTATGGTGGTTAATAGTTTCTATGGTCTGGGATGAACGCTGGGAAAAGATTGAAAGAGTATCAATAACCGAATGGACGCCCAGACGCTCATTCATACGAATCCCATCTGCTTCTACTGGGTAAGTTGTATCACTTTTCTTAATGGTAATTTCACCACACAGGCGAACACTACCAGGCACGATAAAACGATCCTGAGCTCCAATTAGGAGCTGGATTGTCGGTTGTCCGTTCTTGTAGGATAGTTTTCCATCACTCGTAATATTCGAAGGAACGATCTCTAAATGCTGATTCATATTTATACTTAAATTTACATTTTATTTCTATGTCTATTTTAAAAAAATAAAATATATAATAAATGCCTGAAAAGAAACCAGTTTTAAATAAACCATTTAAGAGTAAAAAGGCGGGAAAGAAATATTCTGTTTATGTAAAAGCAGATAATAAAAAAGGATATAAGTTAATCCACTTCGGGGCAACAGGATCTCCCGATTGGAGGAGTGGGACTGCGTCAGAGGAACAACGAAAGTCTTTCAGGGCACGGATGGCAGGGATTAGAAGGAAGGATGGTTCAAGGGCGATAGATGATAAAAGTTCTCCTGCTTACTGGGCGTATAATTACCTCTGGTGAATTTATTCTTCATCTGGATCATCTGAATCTTCTTCTTCTACAATATTAAGGTTAAACTGAAATCCATCTGTTTCCCATTCAATACCTTCAAGTTGCTCGTTAATCTCTTTTAGTGCGTCCTTGTATTCTTGCGTGACGATTTCATTCCACTTATCAATATACTTATTACCCCAATCACGATTGATAGTGAAACCATCCTGAACTTCTTCAAGATCCGCTGTAATACATTCAAACATATTCTTAATGATGTCTTTCCTCGCATTACCCTTCATTTCAAGTTCAAAGATTTCTTTTTTTAGTTGCTTCCTTTCATTCATACGTGTATCATAGTCCGCTACTTTTCTATCTTCAAGTTTCTTGTTTTCTTCTTTTAGTTCTGCGTATTCTTCCTTGGTCTTTTCCAGTTCGTCCCAGACTTCCTCCCGTTCTTCTTGGAGTTCCTCGGTTTTTTCTTGAAGTTTCTTGTTTTCTTTTATCAGGTGTTCTATCATCCTACCAAGGTTGGGACCGATTGTTCGGGCGATATTTAACTTGTTGTATCCCATATCTTCGTAATGCTTGTAGAACTTTTCGGCGAGTTCTTCTTTCATCGCTGATTTTTCTTCTTGAAGTTGATTGTTCTGTGATTGAAGTCTAACCCATTCTTCTTCCAAGGCTTCATTACGAGAACCCCTTTCGGCAGCAATATCATTTACTTTATGAAGTTCTTGTTTTAGTTCATCAATTTTCCGCTGTTTTCCAGCAGAAACATTCTTGACATTTTCCCACTTCCGCTTATAGTTGTCCCTTTCTGCTTCCAGTTCTTTCAGGTAGTTGATGACCTCGCCCATTCCCATAATCAGTTCAGTTCCCGACATTTTCTTTTTCTGTGCTCTTTACTTTTTTAGAGAAAAGATCCGCGATTTTTTTTATTTCAGTTTTCCGCTCCCTTTCACTTGCAGCCTTGTGGTATAATAAATATTTTACTTGCAAACAATCAAATTTTTTTACCCTTTTTTTACCCCTTCTTGTTTATGTGTTATTATTTCCTTTTATTTACAATCAAATTTTTTTTACAAAACAATCAAATTTTTTTACCCTTTTTTTTATATTTCTTCAACACCTATACGAACATTTCCACCATATTTCACCCCCTTATCACCGCCTTCTATGAGTGCTTTACGCTTCTGTTTCTTAATAGTTCTTTTCTGGGGCTTCTTTTCACCTTCGGGACCAACAGATTTATTCTGTGCTTTACGTTCTTCATTCGTCATAGTTCTTTTAATGATTCTTTTCTTTCCGTGATCCACTCTGTATCCCATATTTTCTATTTCTTTTATGAGGGCAGAACGGGATAGTTTATCTATATTCTTTATCTGGGACGCTTTATTGTGCTGACGTGCTAAATTACGGATTTCACTAAGAGACATTTCACCTGCTTTAACTCGGGGCATCTTTACTTTATAAAGATACAAATAAAAAAAATATTATGAATGAAAATTTAATTAATTAATGTGATTGAGTGGATTGTGTGCCTGATTAGCAAGAATACCGAATTGAGCGAATGCCTGAGGTGCAACTGATGTTGGAGCAGCACCAGGTTTTACATCTTTTTCATCTGTCGCTTTTTCTTGCTTGTCTTGTTCTACACCAGCGACAGTAGAATCAACCGCAGCAAAAAGATTAACAGCAGCAGCGATAGGAGCAAGAGCACCACCCGTGAAAGCAGCAGCAACGTCTAATGCTCCACCGACAAGTGTCGCAACATTTCCGATATCTACCCCGAGGTTCTGTTTTACTACGTTCCCAGCAGCATCCTTCGTATTAAAGATATTTCCAGTTTCCACGAAATTATCTATATCCTGATAAGCAGCAAGACCAGTCCCGACTGCTCCTAAACCTTTCGCACCAACCTTAGCGAAGACTTCACCTCCTCCCGCCTTCAATATTCCCGCAGCAGCAATACCTTCAACACCAGTAAGATCTTTCGCTGCTGTTGCCCCTTCACCAAATAGTTTCGCTCCCTTTCCTGCTTCTGTTAATGAAGCAATAGCACCTCTTCCACCCCGAGCAACAGAAGTTCCTACATCAGCAGCAGATAAGTTAGTTAATACTTTTCCTGAACCAAGAGTAGCCTCGCCTGCTGATAGACCTCCTCTCGCTGCTGCTGCCTGTTGAAGACCCCTTGCTGTTCCACGACTGAATGCTCCCGCTGCCCCTGAGAGTGCCTTACCTGTGGAATAAACTTTATCAACTTTCGTGACATCAGATTCAACGTCCTTATAAACATCCGAATCAATTTTATCTTGTTCCATATGATCCAGATTCTTGAATGCTATACTCTGAGTCTTAAAACCATTAGAACGAATTTCATTAACATCCGCAGCGTGTTGTCCCAACTGATTTGCAAGAGCGAATGCTTGTGCGTGTCCGCCATAATAGTCTGCCATACTTTATATAGATATTAATATATTATTTTATTCGGGGGAATTATAAAAAATTTATTTTTAACGATACTGAATTTATTCAGGAGAGTTCAATATTTTCTGACCTTCTGCGATAAGTGTTTCAAAGTTTCTATATGCCTTCGGTGGATTCGACTGAAAGTCCATATGAAGGAAATCATATCTATTGGGGGTCGCCTGAGCGTATATTTTTAACCAGTTTTCCCCACCACCGAAAACATCACCATATTCCTCACTCATCTTTCCAAGTTCCTTCTGGTTAGGAAAAGGACTTCCTACAATTACATTCGTCGCATTCTGTCTAATGATTGGACTACACATACGGAAATTCTGGGAACTGATAATTAATAGTTTTATATTGAAGTGTCGAAATCGCGAGCATAAGTGATTGATCTTAGCCTCCCTACGGATGCTCCCGAGGCAATCGTCGAGCACGACAGCGATTTCTGGTTGTTCTTCTTTATCATAGGACTTCTGGGTTTTTACAATTCCATCTATAATAGAATCGTCATAATGATCGTGTGTATCAAATGCTTTACGAAGGAATCTTGATGTAATATCATTAGCGATAGTATTACTGATAATGGTTGTATTGTCAAATCTATCCTGAGCATCATAGAACTGGTCGTTCAGTAGCATATTGCTGATGAGCGTAGATTTCCCTGTGCGGACAGGCGATACTAATAGAACTAATGCTCCACCACCGAATCCATCAACCTGAGGGAGGTGAGGGTGAAGGGGTGGATTTTTACTTGGGACAGGATCGGGGTCTTTCACGGGAATCACGCGGGGACCTTGTGTTGCTTCCATTTATTATAGTTCTATTTATAAAATATTTTACTTTTAATAATTTTAATATTATAAGAGCACAATTGCCGAAGGCAATTATTTACTCTGATAAATCAGAGGAAACAATTCGCCCATACATCATTCTTCAATGCTGTATTGATTTCCTGAAAAACTTTTTGATCGTGACGCTGTTTCGCTAATGCTTTCGCTTTCGCTTCTTTACGCTGTTTCCTTAATGTTTCCACACGATTTACAGATTGTTCTACCGCTCTCTGGACTGCATCATCAAGATCCTTCTGAGAGTATCCTTTTTCAATAATTCTATCCTTTTCAACTACTTTCACCTGTGGGACTGGTTTATCTTCTTCTTCAATTGGGGTTTCTAATCTCTTTTTTAGTTTTAGACGCTCACGCTCCCTGAGTGCTTCAACCAGTTCTTTATCTTCCTTTTCCTTTTTTAAACGTTCTTCCTTTTCTTTCTTTTTTCGCTCCCTTGTTTCTTGTGCCTTAATTCTACCCCTCGCAAGTCTTTCTAATTGCTCTGGTGTCGCAGGACCTCTTTTCTTCCTTGTTCCCACACCTGTTTTAGTTCTACCCTTCGGTTTTTCAATTGGGGGATCTTCTGGGACTTGAAGGATAGTTTTAACTTTCGGGACTTCCTTAGAAAATATTTCTTCCTGTGATATTTTAGGTCTTCGTTTAGGTTCAGGGACAACTTCTTCATCTGATAGTTCTTCTACTTCATAATCCTCTTGTTCTGCTTCCTCAATATCTAATTGCTTCTGTATCACGTCATCGGTGAGTGGAAGAGGTTTTTCTTCGGGTGTTGGCTCAGGAGGAGGCATTACCATTTCGGGGAAACAATCAGTCATTTATATTTATGTATATAAATATTTTTATGACTAAATTTCAAAAAATTATGATTAAAAAATGACTATCGGGATTTTCGCACGTGAAAGACTACCTGTGTATCCCCAGTTAAACTATCCAGTTCTTTTTCCTGCCCATCTACAATCTGGACTTGTAGCATATTAAGAATCATTTTAGAAGTGTTGTTTAATTTTACATAGGTCTTTTCACCAGGTTCAAAATGTAATGCTCCGTATTGTCTTCCATCATTAGAAAACTGGGGCAACTGATAAACGATTTTAGAAAGACCTGATTGTCCGCCATTAAAAGACTTGTGTGTTAGATTGGGGATTCTAATATAACTTGCTAATGCCGTTTTCTGTAATTCGTTGGGAGAGGTAAAGGTAATTTCTAATGTATCGTCCCCTGCTACGTATCCTGCATCAGAATTACTTATCACAAATGCTCTGTCTTCAAATCCAAGTCTTCCAGACATATTCGGGAATGCCATCCCGTGCGTGATAGTGTCAAGTATATTACCAGGGGAATATCTATTCATCGTGAAAAGATGCTTATAATCTACGCCTGATGCTGAATTCAAACCAACGAAAGCATAATCCCCACCAGGGTCGGTTTCTATTTCACTATGAACTAATTTCTGGTATGAACTATCGCATAAATAAACAAAATTATCTATTGAATCGCTTGCTAAACCTTGCTTTATTCTAACCCAAGGTAAAGCATCTAAATTATATACTTTTTCATTACTGAAAGCATCATCTCCCGATGTATAAATCCCATCAACGAAAGTAGGATACTTATAACTATCTATCGCATTCGCACTTTCAAATTTAGTGATCGTCATACTTCCCGATTTAATATTAATCTGTGGATAAAGAGCATATGTAGTTGAACCGATTGGATTGAAGCAGCGACCCGCTGTATTAGCGAAACTGGAACCAACTACTTTATCATAAACCGCCTTCCCATTCTGCTTGAAATACAATTCAATTTCGTCTCCCTTACCCTGAAACATAACACCATCCCAAGAAGCGTGGAATTGTGCCTTCGTTAGTTTCGCTCCCGTTGAACCTGTGAAAGCATTTTCCCAATATTTAATTTCTTGTAATAGGAAACCCTTATCCGTCGCTACATCCAAAAGAGGGGAATTCAAATAACTTATGGGTGCTCCCATCCAATCGTCTGGTGGTTGATGAACTCTTTCCGCAATTGTAATGTTGTCATTCCTATCAAGCATAAAAACATAATCATACATTTCTCCCCCAGTTGCTACGTTAATTGGGTTTTCAGAATTATCATAGACCACATCCCTATCACGCCTCTGGAATAAATTAGACATAAGATCTACTCGGGTCTTTAAATTATCGAGAGTTGAATTTTCGGGGTATTCTAATTGAAGTTGTGGTCGTGTCAATCCAACAGAATAAGGTGTTGCCGAAGCATTCTTTACTTCTACAATAAATCTTCCTTGGTTCAGACCGAATGGTGCTCCTTTAAGAATACCGATTCCAAGATTACTGCTAACTGACTTTTCAAATACACCTGTCGCTGGCGTCCAAGTAAATCCATCGCTCGGTTTAAGACTAGTCGCACCTGATGATAATTTCGTTGAGAGATTAAATGTTGCCTGAGCGGTTAAAGATGCAGAAACATTCTTGGA